CTGAAAAATAATGTCATATCCATTAATACTCTGTCCCATAACTTATAATTTTTTAATTGTAAAACTCATTTCGCACACATATTTCCGGTCATCTGCATCATAATCTGTAGCGGACGAAATGACAGAAATCGCATAGTCACATCCGCGTAAACCATAAATTCTGCTTTTGACCTTCTCACACAATTCATTCACCTGATCAAAGGTATCTCCGACCAAAAAAACTCCGGTATCGTAAATACTTCTTACACACTCTTTCGTCCTGACTCCGGATTGTTTTATCCGGTAAAAGGCATAAGGACATTTTACCCCGTTATCAATATCGGCAAGTACTGCATACGTGGGGATTATTTCACCAACCGTTTTACTGATCAGAATATTTATATCTTCCTTCATCGCTTTTGTCTTTTTAATAAATACTTTTCAAAAGCTTTCCTGGCTTCAGCCGGAAGATTATTGACAACAGCCCCCTTTATGCTTTCCCAGGCCTTCTCGATATTCCCTGTTCCAACGATACCTCCCTTCCAGTCCCTGGACTTCGGCCTTCTGGATCTTACAAATCGGTGCATCGGATTCCGGTTTGACAATGTCCCGTAATTCCTCCAGTAAATAAGACTAAAAACTCTCACAGGCTTTTTACTCCTGGAAGATCTGTGTTTCACGGCCCCTTTGTCTGACCAAACTCCCGTCGAAACTGCAATATCTTTTGCTGCTCTCAAAGTCCTCGATTTTGTGACTTTTTTTGTTTCCGGTACGTCACTATTAGCTTTCACAATTTCCTTTACAAAAGGCTTCATCGAATTTTTTATTGCGGACACTGCAACTTTTCTGGGAAAATCTTCACGGATCTGATCCAGAACAGCCATTGTTTCTTCCATCCCTATTATTTTAATCCCGTCTTTCATACAATCCTTTTAGCTGTAATTTTCATAAAACGTCGCTGAATTCTGTCCACAGAGATAACATCATACATTTCATTATCCTTCTTTATCCTCCAGGCATTGTCAACCCCCGGAACATCATAACTCACTATTTCCTGAATATTTGTTATAAGAATTGCTCCTTCGCCGGTATCTTCACCCATATTCCGGGATCTGACCTTCGCATAAACTACACCCCGTACAGTAAAATTCTTCTCTACCGCTCCGGACACTGTCTGTTTCAACTCCGGAGAATATAATTCTACCCGGGTATCAAATTCACCTACACTGAAATCTATCTTCCCCATCTCTTATGTGGTCTTAAAAGGTTTGTAGAAGCCTTCGGCAATTGTTCCACAGAATCCGAAGGATTTTCAAAAAATTTGGCAGCAATTAAAAGTATCGCAGCAGCAACATCGAAAGGAACTTCCTTAAAACCGGCTATGAATTCAATTATTACAGAATTTCCTTTCATCCCTTCAGGAAAATAAAGACTGCTTCCGGATATCCCTATCTCCGTTACATCCAATTCTTCACCATCCAGCCGGACAGATACAATATCTGTGATCGGCATTATCCCAGTCTTTAACACCTTATCAAAATCACCCGTCAACCGAAAATTTCCCGGCCATAACACCTGACCGGTAAATTCTTCAGCCGAAGCAATTGCCGCTTTCAGGTGTAAAATCAGAATACTGTCGAAGTCATCCGACATAATGCGGAGATGCTCTTTCAGTTGTTCCAATTTTACAGGAAGCTCTTCCGATGTGCTGATCCGTTCAACCTTCATAATTTTCGCAAAATTCAATTATCCTGCAGGCAGACGCATTACCAATACCTTTCACATCAGTAAGAGTTTCCTTAGCATCCAGAATTTGTTCCACCGATTCATAACCATTTTCGTACAACAGATCACGCATCGGCAGATCTTCCGGTAAAGTGTTATCATCTTCCCCGCCCTCAGTTTTCTGAATCATAATCGCCGCCCCGCTATTAATAAACTTGGCAGCAACATCATCAGGCAATTCGGCGGTCTCGCCGCCAAAATACCCGTATCCTTTCAAAGGTTTATTAATCTTTACCAACATACTATGCCGTTTTAATATCCTTGATTGCCGCGAAACTTTCATCGTGCCGCACGAAAACATCATGCCAGGCATTCATCGTAATCTCCACCTGTGCGGATTTCTTCAGGGTGTACGGATCCACGATAATGTCGAGTCCGCCCCACTGGCCCACGATCACATCGGCAAAGTTTCCGAACAGCATTGCAGACAGATTCTCCCCGGTACCTTTGGTAATATCCGAAGGCATCAAAGTCGTACTGATAATATCATAACCGTTCAGCGTATTCGCCGCTTCCATCAGGAATCTGGCCGTTCCGGATGCCTTTTCAGTGGTTTTCAAAGCCCCGATAACCTTTGGATTGGTCAGATAAGCCAAATTCCCCAGCATCGCATCCTTTGCACTGATTGCCGTCTCCAGGGCTACCACCTTCGCCCAGTCGATCTCACCTCCGTTTTCTCCGATAGCGACTGCGCCGATACCCTCCAGATTCAGAATACCGAGTGGAGCCTTACTGCCTGCACCGTTAAGGGCCGCATCATCAATCCCTTGGGCATGTGCCAGTATCATCTCATTCATTATCAGGGATTCCACATCCATACTCGTCTGATTCAGCAGATCTTTGGTAAAGGCCGTAGTGATCACCAAGCGTTTCTGCTTCATCTCCTGAAGGCTGAAAGAAATCTTCTCGTTTTCAACAGTCTCGGCTTCACCCGCCCAGGAGATATCCACCTTCGAATTTTTTACAAAACTCAGCGTACCGATCAGTCCGGTCAGGAATTTTGCACCCAGCTTCTGCATCACCAGATTAGCACGCAACGCTTCGATATAGGTCGGCCCGGAAGTTTGTATCAAATTGCCTCCATCAGCAGCAGTCCCGGCATTCTGTCCGGCCGCAGCCCTGACATTCTTTACCGACAATACCGAATAAGGAATACAAACACCCTTAACCGTCCGGCCCAATTCGCCGGCTTCCTTTCTTCCTTCCTGTGCCATCTCCAATTCAAAACCCTCCAACTTACCTTCTGCAGCCTCGCGAATAAATTTTTGGAAAGAAAAACGGTTTATTTCACTCCGTTCCTGCTCTGAGAACTTATCTGCTACCGAAGCCCTTTCTGCCCGATCCAAAGCCTGTGCATCCTCCAGTTCACTGGTAAGTCCCCGCACTTTTTCCAGAGTTGCTTTAGCTTCCTCTGCTTTTCCCTCTCCCCGAAAACGCTTATAGTTCTCAATCTCCGTAGAGAGTTCTTTTTTAATTTCATGAATTTTTCTCATATCTGTCAATTTAAAAATGAATAGTTATTTGTCTATTGCCAATTCCGCCTCGGCCAGAACAACATCAGCATCATCAGTCGCCCGATCTTCCGGTATGTCCTCCGGAACTTCCGGGGCTTCTCCCTCTTCCGTTTTTTCCGGAGCCTTCCGTTCATCCAGCAAATCCAGTATATCCCGGACCTTCATATCTTCAATCTCGGAATACCGGAAACGGCCATCCAAAGCCCGGTAAATAAAATTGATCGCATCTACGGTATTATCCCGGAATCCACGCTTCAGAGCGTTTCTGTTAGACGGAATATTCACAACCGACACCTCCAGCAACTCCTGGCCGTCAAAATAATAGGTCGGATTAGATCCGTTCTTCGCTTCTTCACCTTCTCCCCAGGCGCCCTCTTTAGTCGGCACAAAACCGACAGAAACAGCTTTCAAAGTACCATGCAGAATCTTACGGAAGATCTTTTCGGCCAAAGGGTTCAACTCTGCAGGTTCAAAGGTCATCGAAACAATCAGTTGATTATCCTCAATCCGGGCCTGTCCGGTTCCGATCACCCGGTCCGGATCCTCCTTCCCGCACATATCACCATAAACATTATGCTGATATCCGATAATTCCGTTACTATTAAACCGGGTAAGATCCCACTTATCCACAGGAACCACCGTTCCGTGAGCGTCCCTCGTATTATCCGAAGCAACAAACTCAATCGTTCGGGTTTCTTCAACGTTCCCTGCAAGCCTTCTTACATGTCCTATTAAATTCGTCTTCATTTTTTATCCTGATTTTCTTGTCCTACAATTGTCATATTTGAGGGATACAGCATATCATCCAGTCCCTCAAGCCGCGGATATCCCTCCATTTGCCGGATTTCATTCCGGCTGTGAATACCGTTTTGTATGCTGGTCCGGTACCATTCCGACCGGGCTGCCGTATCACCACGCATCAGACCGTTCAGATCAAACTTCACGCTATACTGATCCGCTTCCCCTTCGAAAAAAAGTTTGGTTTCCAGCTCTGTTTCGATCCGTTTCACGGAAGGCCGGAGAGAGAAGGTGGTAAACTGAATCGTCTGATGCTCGATATTGGAGAAGGTCGCATGACTCATCTCACATAGCATGTGCGGGGGAACATTAAAGATCCGGGCTATATCCTGAATGGAAAAAGTTTCCGTCTGCAATAGCTGGGCGGAAATAGGAGAAATACCGACCTGCTTGTATTTTATCCCGTATTCCAGGAGCGGGGTTTCATAGTTCCGGGAAGATTCGTTGAAATGCTTCACAAAATTATTATACTCCGTATCAGACATCGACCCGTCAGCTTCCAATACCGCCCTGATATTGCCGCCCTTTTTATAGAATTCCGCACCGAATTTCGTCGCCGCCACGCCTTTTGCTATAGAGATCGCATTATATTCTATTGGATTCAGGGCCTTCAGCCCGTTCAGGGTCATCAGCATAAAATGGCACATCTCCTCATTACTGTAAATACCGTCCAGCCCCAACTGATTTCCATAGACCTTAAAATATTTTTTCCGGTCCTTGACAGTCACACTGGTTTCAGAAGGCAATACCGGATGTAAGGCAACCGGATCCCCGTGTGCATCCCGCTCAATGATTGCATAAGAATTTCCCCAACCGTCCATTCCGGCATTAATACAATCCCAGAAATTGAAAATATTCATATATGGGTTAGGCTTAACCCGGATCAAACGGCTAACAGGATGATTATTTACCGCTTCTTCTCCCCGGAGAGTATTTTTCGCAATCTTTTTCGGCAGGGAAGCAATATTCTCAGAACGTAACCGGATCGCTGCAAATACCGCTGTAATACGCATCGCTACATCATTATTAACGGTCACTCCATAATCGATACCATTCCGGAGAGAAGAAACCTTTTCCTCATATTCCTTCCTGGTGGTCACTTCGACCTCTCTTTTAGCTGCCTTTTTATCCCATATTTCGCGTAAGAATGTCATTTGCCATAAATTTATATAGCAAAGAAAACGGGATTTGCAACACCTGTCAATTCGACAATGTCGTATTTCTGCATCGACAATGTCGTATTTTTTCAAGTTCCGGGGAAAATTTAAAGAAAATCAAAGAATTTGAATGGCTCCCAAACAAGAGGGTATGCCCTTTTCAGAACATACCCTCTTCAAAATGTAACTAAGTTCTATAAAAAGCTGATGGATTGTAATTCTCTTGTCAGTTTATTTATCCCTTTCTGGAATTTTTCAAGTTGTTCTTTCCGGGGAACATTCTTGCCAGCGGCATATCTCCACAACTGACGTTCATTGATGCCTGTCACACGGCTCAAGGCTGCCTTCGTAAATATGTTACTATAGTAATTGATGAAGGTAGGAGCATCAAGCTGAAATTTTAATTCATACTCTCCCTCAAATACTTTTCCGGGATCAATATTCTCATCCTTACAAGTCTCCAGGTAAAGATTAATAGCCTCCCTGATATTTTTCTCAATTTCTTCGATCGTATCTCCAATAGTAATGATAGGTGCATCTTCCACGTATGCACTCAGGTTTGTCTCCGCATGTTCAATAACTACATTTACTGTTTTCATTTCTCATCTCCTTTTCTTGTAAAGGCAGGGCTACTTCAGCCCTGCCTGTCTTAAGATGCTGTAATAAGTGCCTTTCTCAATACCACCCCGGTGATTTGGAACAACAACCACACGCTTACCGTTAGTAAAAACCATGTGACTTCCTGTCTGCCTCACCAGTTTAAAATCGTATTTCACCAGCAGTGTTACAACTTCTTTCACTGATTTGTAACTCATAGCATCAAAGAACTTAATTACACTACAAATGTAGTAAAAATATGTACACAACCAAATAAATGTACGTTTTTTTACTACTAATTTATGATCTATGCCGGAATTACCGAATCAAATGAGGCTATACAAAACCGAAGTTACTTTTGCCGATGAAAAAACAACCAATAAAATTTTAAAGGCGATAAAGAAGTGGGTGTAGAATTAAGTACAGCATCCTTATAATTCAGACAACTTTAGACAATGATAAAGCCTTGCGTCCAAATAGGCTTTATTCTTTATATTTTTGATATCTCTGATCAATTGCAACCATAGTTCCAAATACAATTTTAAAATAAGGAAATGCTTCTTTTTTAGCTATATCAGCTTGGTAATATTCAGAAAATATTTCAGAAGGTACTGTGATATTCCTCAATGGCTTACTGTCTTCTTCAGGAACTGGAAATTTACCAATCCACCCTTTCACTAGTTCAGGTTTTTCAGAAATAATTTTTTTTACAGATGCATGAGAATATGGATTACGATATTTATTTTTTAATTCTTTCAGTTTTCCTCCTTCTTCCTCTGTTATAATACCTTTCTTACATGCTGCACTTATATTATCATTTAGAGACTTATTATCATATAGACGATATCCTTCCTTTAATTTTTCATTAAAAGCTGGATTGCCAATGTAACATCCTTTCATTTCAAAATCAATTAAAGCATGTTTCAGCATTCGTTCCAACAAATGATTAGTCATACAAATACTGGCCTGATATAATCCTAATAAAAGACAATTCAAATTTTCATAGATAATAGTCCTGAACTCGCAGAAAAAAATGAATTCATGCTTATAATAAAAATTCAGTTCATCCAAATTTTTAACTATCTCTTTACCAAAATGTTCTATATATTCTTTTAATCCACTTTCAATTTCTGACATCTTCAATAAATCATATTATTTTCTCTATCGACAAAAATAAACATTTCTCTTAACTCCATATCCGAAACTCTCTTTTCTTTTTATTTCTTTTCCTTTTTCTTTGTGTACTTATTTCCCCGTAAACTATATATTTCCGGGAGAAAAACCGAGGTTATTTCCCCGGAAACCTGATTTTTTGATACGGGAATATTGGTTATCCTCTCGTTTCCTTTTGTGGAATTGACAGGATAACCAATAAGGTTACCGGTATTTCAGATCAGAGTCCTGCTAACTAATAGCTAGAATTCTATAAAATTGAGCCGCTTGAACAAACCGGAGACGATCACATGGATCTTATCCAGGCAACCGACACGCTCAGCAACGTCCAAAAGGCTTTCTCCTTTCCGCATCTTGTATGAACGGAGCGGAATATGATAGGAGTAATACAACGTAGTATACACCTTGTCCCAAACCTGATGCTGCCCCAAACTGGAAACTTTACAGTATTTGTTCACCAACATCCGGATCTGATCACGCAGAGACATTTCCGGAATTTCTTTGTCGGAAATTGGTAACTCATGCAGATCACGCTCAGCTTCCTCATGCACCTCGATAAGACGATCCACTTTTTCTTCTACCTGTGACAAACGCTTTTCCTGTTCGACCAACATCTGACATTGTTGCAAAAGCAATTCAGCATGTGATAAAGGACGATTGACACGTTTTTCCACTTCGATGAAATATTGTCGCGCCTGCATTCCTCTTTCATTACGTTGCATCATAGCCCAGTGTTTTGCTGTGTCAAGAGTTAAAGCATAATCTAAGGAAGGACGGCCACCTGTACTTTCGCTCAAAATCGTGCAAAAGTCTGTTCCTTCATTAAATCCGTATTCTCTCATCCTTTTAGCCCACATGTCAAACCGAGTACTTATTTCAAGGAATTGATGTAATTCTCTCGCGGAAACGGCTTTCTTACCGTTATACTCTGTAATTTTAATTAACTCTTCCATAACGCATCATTTTTTAATAAGGGGGATCTGTTTTCAAGCTCATGATATCCATTATTTCAATGAATTCATCGGGGATAGAATCAGGCAGTGTCGTCATACAATAATGACTGTAGCAATCGAAAATACAATTATCCAGAATAAAACTATAAGCCCGTAGCTTATTATTTCGTTCCGTCCGGATCATTGCTTTCAAATGCTTTAACTGTCTCTTTAAACTTAAAGACGGGATTTCCCTTTTTCGTGGGGAAGTACGTGCATTATCCACACCTTGTGCGTCATTTGCAAATTTCAGGTTCGTTGGCATCGTTGAATGAAATTTGAAATTAGTAAATAAAGAAAGGCTACCGCCTCCCATTCGCGCCAACGAACCACTATCACATTTCTGCAACAGTCCAACGGGGAGTGATAGCCTTATATCATAAAGACAATAGCTTACACAAAGCCATAAAAATGACTGTTGCTTAAAAGAATATTTAGTGCATTCGTTGGCGTCGAATGTCACAAATATACGGCTATTATCTAAAATTCCAAATCTCATTTTCCAACTTTTATTGATCTCTCCGTCTCCGGAAACTCTTAAACGAGGTATACCGGCGTCTTTTAAACACCTGCTGATATTCCTTTTCCAGTATATCATATATCTCCTCATGAGTGTGTTGCTGTTGATCCGCGTTGACGGCTTCCCAGAACAGCTCCACAAACCCCGTCTTGGTCGTCATCTTCAGGATCCTGGGTGTCAATTCATTTGTTTCCATGGTTTATATTTTTATGGTTCGTAGAGAATGGTTCCCATACATTATCTTTTTCTGGTCATCGGCCTCAACCGACATCATCCCTCCGATCGCATCCACAATCGCCACCACACCGTCGATTTTATTCGGAGATTTTTTCTTATCCAGCTTGATATTATCGTTGGCATCCTTATAAATCACAACGTTCCGGAACATCCACCGGAGTACAGGATTATTCATTAGGTCCAATATCCTATCCCTAACAAAAGCCTCTAGCTTCTTTGTCGGCTCGCTCATATTCATCATGCTTTGGGCAAACTCATCCAGTATATCATCTAAACCGGATTTCTGTAATCCCTGTATAGTACCGTGGTAAGCTTTAGCCGGATCGAATGCCAGATTCTTGACTGTATATTGCCGGCAAATCTTAGCAATATCAGCCACCTGAAAATCGATATCGATCACATCTCCCGGAGTCACTTTAATATATCCTTCATCGGCCCAACGACGATAGTCCACCTTATCCTCCTTTTCTTTTACCTTACCCTCCGGTATCCAGAAAAACATTTTTACTGCTTTTACTTCCGGAAAGAATAGAGCCAAAGCATTAATGTCAACATGGGAAGCAAGGTCAAGCCCGGCATAACACTCCAGCCCGATCAGATCATCATCCGTTATTCCCCGGCTATTGGCTGTAACGATATCATCCGGGATCCAGACGTCCGGAGCGTCTACCCACATATTGCAGTTTTTGGTTTTGAAGTTCACTTCCGTCGTACCTCCCTTGTTGATCGCATCCTGCAATTCCCTCTCCATATAATCGTAGCTTACCGAAATACCGATATTCGGATTTGCTTTCTCCCAGGTATGTGGATCTTTCCAGTTGTCATCCTCCGGACATTCCTTCCCATCCTTTTTATCCGGGCAGAAAATCATAACAAACTCGTTTTCCTGCTGTTTGATTCCCTCAAGGATATCGATCATCACTTTCCGGGATTGATAATACGGAGATTCCATATTAAACCCGGCTGTCGTAATAGTAAAAATAAGCGGCTGTTTCCGGGCACCCATACCGGATTTAATCACATTAAAAATGTCATCCGTCGGCCATGCATGACGTTCGTCGCAGATAGCACAATGAGGATTCAAACCGTCCTTGTTCCCGTTATCCTTGGAAAGCGGTTTAAAAGTCGATGCTGTCGATTCCATGACAATCGAAGTGGTATAAGTATCCAGATACTTCTGCAATGCCGGACTATTTTCCACCATCTTCTTGGCAGCCTGCCAACAGATTTTAGCCTGGTCCTTATCCACCGCTGCCGAATAGATCTCCGCCCCGGCTTCTCCATCGAAGACCATCATATATAAAGCAATCCCGGCCGCAAAAGTTGTCTTCCCATTTTTACGGGCAACCTCTATACTGGCATAATTGAATCGCCGGACACCTCCGCTCCGATACCAGCCGAAAAGGCACCAGATAATAAAACACTGCCAGTCCTCCAATTCCAGTTCCTTTCCAGCCCATTCACCTTTAAAATGTTTCAACAGGGTAAAAAATACCAGTGCTTTCTTAGCCGCCTTTTCATCAAAATACAAACCTTTCTCTGTTGCAAAACGAAGATCGTCCAAGTGGCGTTTTACTGCCAGCTTTTCATAACGTCCGGCAATCCGCTTCCCGGACATTACCCGATCGATATAGTGTAAAGCCTTCTCTTTATATATTTCAGATTTTTTCCTTTTCATAAATCCTCCAGCAATTTCTGTAATGGATCTTTTTCTTTCTTTTCTCCCATTTTTACTTTAGAAGCCGATGCCGGGGTGATCCCCAGTTCGACAGCCCACATCTTTGCATTAGCCAAATATTCGGACGCCATCTTATCGAGTGGATTACGGACATACCGGACGCCACCTTTATCGGAGATCTCTTTCACAACCCGGTCATTTTCAGACCCCGACAATTTTTTCTCTGCCTCGATATATTTTCCCATCTCATTGGCATACATCATCACGGCATTAATATTGACAACATTCAGAATCCCCTGATCTGCCAACTGCTGAGCAGTGATCTTATATACCTTTTTACCGGCAACACACATATAATCCGGAGCTTTCGGGATTTTCGTTATTTTCTCATACGAAA